TCTCCCCGATTTGTAGAATCAAAAATTTAACAAGATATGAAATGGTTAACACTTAACGACATTAAGGACCAGCTGCGAATAGATCGGAGCTACACCGACGAGGACGACGTGCTGAAAAGCTACGGCGAGAGCGCCGAGGAAACAGTGCTGAACGTGCTCAATCGCACCTACTTCGACGTGATCGAAAACTACGGCGCGGTGCCCGAATCTATCGTGAACGCATCGAAGCTGCTGGTTGATCTGAGCTATCAGCACCGCAGCCCCATCACCGTGGGCAACCTCTCAATGGTGCCTTACTCGCTCGAATTTATGCTGAAGCCTTACATGGTGCTTGCGGGCGGAACCACCGAGGACGTACAGACAGTGACCCTGGGCAGCGACGTGAAGATTGAGTTTACCGCCACCCTGCCCGACGAGATGACACTATATGACGTCGACTTCACCGGCAAGATTATAAACGCCGACAAGAAGGAAGTGGACGTGGACTTTGCAAAGGCCGACTGCATCCGCGTGATACCTAAAAACAGCTATGTGGTACTGGTAGACACCACCCATCTGGGCATCGGCACGCTAATGCTGAAGCTGACGGTGCAGATACCCGACACCGACTTCGCAAGCGGCTATCGAAAAGAAATTGTGAACATTAACCCACACATAAGAATCAAGGGATGAAAGCAAGCGGACGACTTATATCGGGCAGCCTGCGGGCAGCAGCTCGCATCGTGAGCGGTGTGGCGGCAGAGGCATGGGCGCATCCATCGGGCATACAGATGGAGGCAGCACAAACCGAGGCCGTCGACATTTTCAAGTATCTGCGCGTGCAGCCCGAACAGCCGCAAGAGCTGGTGTGGCTGGTGCCACAAGTAGGCATCGACTACACCATCGAATCGAACACAAATTGGATTGTCAAATAATTAAAACCACAAAAAGATTATGGCATACGCATCGTGGCTCATTCCGAGCAAGACATCAGGCAGCGGCAACGACACCGTGAACGTGACAGCCGGCAGCGACAACACAGGTCGCACGGCACGTCAGACACAGGTGACATTCAAGGCTGCAAACTGCGAAGACCAGATTCGCACCGTTACTCAGGCCGGTAAGCCCGAGTTTGTGAACATTCAGAGCGCGGCAGCCGTGAGCAAGGATGGTGTGGTGACACTCACCATCGAGGGCACCACCAACTCGCAGCAGCTCACATTCTCGCTCGGCAGCGGCGCAACACTGGAGCTGACACTGCCCGAAAGCTACAACGCCAACGGACTGACCGTGGCCAACGGCGCAGAAATCAGTGGCGACCCAGGCGCATCGTCGGAGTTTCCATTCTCTATTCAGTTCTCCAATATCGGTGCCAACCCCACCATCGTGGCACGCACGGCGCAGCTGGTGGTGACCGATCATGCCGGTCACACCGCCACATGTACCATCACTCAGGCCGAGGGCGATCCTGTGCTTCAGGTATCTCCATCAAGCGTTTCTCTCGATTGGAATGCTGCAAGCGCCGAGACATCTGCATCGTTCAGCGTAACATCTAACACCAACTGGAGCATCGAGTAATGGCACAGCAAATCAGCATACCTTGGAACAACGGACCCGGAAACATTGTCCTGACCTACACCGGCCAGGGCAATGAAACCGTCCGCGTCACCTCGGACACTGATAACTACGAAGGGCAGCGGCAGCAGGTGGTGACGTTCGTGGTTGTAGGTGGAGCCATCCGCCACGAGGTAGCATCGGGCGACGGCCACACCCTGCGCACCGCCGACGGCCACACCATCTCCACTCTGGCGAACGCGATGAAGGTGAGGGTGACTGTGGTACAAAACCGCAGCTCGCTCCACATCCTCGTATCGGCCAGCGACCATGCACTGCTATCGGCCAGCGGCAACATTCTGCGAAGCTCAACAGCATCATAAAAACCCGAAAAGATTATGTCATACAGTACAGGAATTTTAAACAAGCGTATTGAGATTGTAAAGCGAGCCGAGGGCACCGAGGGGCAGTTTGGCAAGTCGTCGGGCGGACAGAAGTATCAGTCGCTCGGCAAGTTCTGGGCATCAGAAACCTGGAACAAGGGCGTGAAGGCTATGCGCGAGGGTGCCGTGGATGCCTACGACACCGTGATGTTCCGCATGCGATGGGCGAAGGTTGTAGACCGTTGGTGCCTTATCAAGTATCAAGGTCGATGGTATCAGATCCAGTCGTTCAACGCCGACTATCAGGAAAACCAGATACAGATAACGGCCACGGAGATGGTGAACCAGAAGGTGACACTCGTTGAACCCAACGAGCCAAGCGAATCAAGCGAAACAAATGAAACAACAACTTAATATTCACTCTTTAAAAAATTTTTAATTATGGCACAAGGAGTATTTGATCTCACTCAGACCGACGCGCAGATTCAGGCGATTCTGAATAAAGTATGGCCACTCACCGATACAGGCGACATGGCTGTGCTCGGCTTCGGTTACGGAGTTTGCTCCACCGCCGGCGCAACAGCCGCCAAGACGGTGAGCATCACCAATTTTGTATTGACCCCCAGCAGCGTTTTTGCTGTTCTCTTCCAGAATGCCTTCACCGCTTCATCGCCAACGCTTGCCGTTAATGGTGGCGCAGCCAAGGCTATCAAGTACATGGGCTCGGCAATGCCTATGGGTAAGGTGCACAACAACACCATTCTGGTGATGGCCTACGACGGCACCCAGTTCAACGTGATCGGAATCCAGTCGCAGACCGCCGCAGCCCCCACCGGCTTCGTCGACCTCGCACTGCCATCAGGCATCCTCTGGGCCGAGAAGAACATCGGCGCCAACACTCCATACGAGCACGGATTGTATTTCAGCTGGGGTAATGTCACTGGCCACGCCGAGGGATCGGGCTACGACTTCAGCGATGCCGTGTACGCACAGACTCCAGGTGCGGCTCTCGCCGCCAACATCCCCGTGAACGGCACATACGACGCCGCGCGTCACAATCTTGGTTCCCCATGTAGACTCCCAACAGTTGGCGAGTTCCAGGAGCTCAACTCGAATTGCACCAGCGAGTGGACCGATGAGGACGGCGTGGCCGGACGTCGCTTCACATCCAACATCAATGGCAATTCTATTTTCTTCCCGGCTTCGGGCTACTACAATGGTACGACGCTCAACGTCCGTGGTTCGAACGGCTACTATTGGAGTTCGTCTTACAACTCGGCGACGTACGCATACGGCTTGTACTTCGATTCGAGTGGTGTGAATCCAGCGGACGGCAGCGGCCGGCGCTATGGTTTGACGGCGAGGGCTGTTCAGTAATGCCCTGTGCTCATTTTTGCGCTTCGAGCCACAAAACAGGCGCGGCCACAAGCCGCGCCGTGGCGCGAAGAGTAAAAATGAATCTCTCTCGCAGGTTCCGACACTTTCGTGTCGGGGCTTCACAATAATAATTATTTATTTTAATCCAATAAAAAATCATCAAAAACCATGTTAATAGTTCCCGCTCTCGAATACGAGAAGCAACGACAGGACCACACTTCCTGGAATAAAGTGATACTACACCGCGAGGGTAAATTCTACCGAGTTTATGAATGGAGCCTGTGGCTCGTCAAGACTTTCGTCTGTACTGAGGAGTTCCAGAAGCAGCGCGGCGACGACAAGATGCTTTCGGCTAAGCGCTACGTCGGAAAGAAGACCGGCGAGTATTCCATGTCGGGATTCCCTGTCGAGAGTCTGTCGAAGTATATCCCCGAGTATCAGAGCGTGCGCCCGATGGAGGGTGGCGACGACCTGGAGGTGACTATCAACATGCCGATAAAAGGCGACGAGAAATACGAGGAACTATTTTCAGCATTCAACGAATGGAAGCAGAAGTTGGAAATGTACGAGCCCGACGAGAAGAAGGGCGGCAAGGGCAAGGACGCGAAACCGCGCGGCGGAGCATTCGCCATCGTGCAACGACTTCTATCCTACCCCGTAGAGAAGAAATCGTCGGCCGAAAATGTGGAATTTATCAGCGAGCTCAAGGAGTTGGCAGCTGAACTTTTATAAACGATATATCGTTGTTTCATCTTATTGACACAACCGGGCTGTTCAGGGCAATTACATAGGTCATCCGTCAGGCTGCTGCAAACGGAGCAGCGGCAGGAAAGAAAACAGCGACCGCCAGCGGCTTTCAATGTTCAAGGATTCTGCTGGAGATGGGTCCGACAGGAGGTGACCGTTAGGTTGGATATTTTCTTCCCGGCTTCGGGCAACTACAATGGTACGACGCTCAACAACCGTGGTTCGAACGGCAACTATTGGAGTTCGTCTTACAACTCGGCGACGAACGCATACAACTTGAACTTCAATTCGAGTAATGTGAATCCAGCGAACAACAACAACCGGCGCTATGGTTTTACGGCGAGGGCTGTTCAGCATTTACCGTGTGCAGTCATACAATAAGAACAACGAGAGGACACCCCGATGAAGCACCCCAAGAGGACGATATGGCAATGAAGTTGACAAGAGAGCAGCTGCTGATAGACCTGTATGCGGCATGGCACATGGCACGCCGGCACAAGGTGACGAAGCACTACGTGCGCGTGTTCGACCGCCACTCTGACCGCAATCTCCAGGCCATCTGCGACGCGCTCTACCTGCGCGACTACCACCCAGAACCCTCGAGCTGCTTCATCGTGGACCGTCCAAAGAAAAGAGAAGTTTTCGCGGCGCAATTTGCCGACCGCGTGGTGCATCACTACTACTATAACCAGACACACCGAATCTATGAGCGCACATTCATCGAAGATTCATACTCTTGCATTCAGGGCCGTGGCACTCACTACGGCATAGAACGACTGAAGCAGCACATCAAGACCGCAAGCAACAACTACACCCGCCCGTGCTGGGTGCTGAGCATCGACATCCGTGGCTATTTCATGCACATCGACCGCAAGATACTGCTCGACATTGCCAACGACACACTGCGACGCATGGCCACGCACAAGGTGGAACCATGCAGCCCGCAGACGTGGGCCGACGTGGTGGACATAGACTTCTTGTGTTGGCTCACGGAACAGATAGTAATGATCGACCCTAAGACATCGTGCAAGGTAGTGGGCCGACCCGAGGAGTGGATCGGGCTCGACTACAACAAGTCGCTATTCCACACTCCCGAAGGCTGCGGATTGCCCATTGGTAATCTGACGAGTCAGCTACTGAGCAACGTATATCTGAACGAGTTCGATCAGTACTGCAAGCGCGTGCTGAAGTGCCGGCATTATGGCCGATACGTGGACGACGCCTACGTGGTGAGCGACGACAAGCAATGGCTGCTCGACTTGGTGCCGCAAATGGACGAGTATCTGAAGGAGCGCCTGCACCTGGAGATACATCGCGGCAAGACACATCTGCATCAGGCCCGACACGGAGCCGAATTTCTCGGTGGTTTTATATTGCCAGGGCGCACATATATGAGCCACGGAGCCGTGAGGCGACTGCGCCAGAACGTGGACAACCTGAAGGGCAGCGGCCCGGCGAAACTATACCGAAGCATCAACTCGATGCTGGGCGTGATGAGCCACTTCGACAATTATCGGCTGTGTCAGGAATTGTTCTGCGTCGAGCCATTCCTGAAGCACGGACACTTTAGCGACGACATGACAAAATACTACCTTAACCAAAGGTAAACCCCAAACCCTTATTCTGCCGCTTGTTAGAGTAATTTATGTTTAATTTTTAACAAGCGAAAATCATGGCAAACAACAAGTATTGCGGCACGGCGGCTGACTATCAGCCAGTGAGCGAGGACCAGAGCCGCGTGGTCATCATGTACGGACTGAAGCCTATCGGCAACGATATGGTGGAGTGGTATCAGATTGATTTTTACAAGAAGCAGGGTCGCCCCAGCTTTGAGCAGGTGAAGGCAGCTATCATCGCCGACATTAACGAGCGCGTGAAGGCTAAGATCATCGGAGGATTCGTTTGGAATGACAAACCCGTTTGGCTGAGCGAGGAAAATCAGATGAACTTTGCCCAGGCCGTGGTGCCCGCCACATTCAAGATTGGCGAGCAGGCCGACGGCACTCCTATCTATCAGGAATTTGCCACCAAGACCGAGTTGAAGAACTTTGTAGAGGCATGCGTGGCTTGGAAGCAGCAGTGTCTGACCGACGGCTGGGCCGAGAAGGACGGCATGGACTGGACCCCTTACGAGGAGGCACTTCAGCCAGTGACTAACGAATAAAAAACACCGACGACTATGGCAACAGTAAAAGGTCAGCACCTTAGAATATTCGTAAACAACGTGGCGATAGCAGCTGCACAGCAGTGCAGCCTATCGCTTCAGCTGAACGTCTCCACCTCGTCGACCAAGGACGACACCGACGATTGGGAACATGTTTCGGCCATATCCCTATCATGGAGCGTTCAAGCGCAAGGACTTGTGACAAACGACCCCACACGTAACGACGTGGCCAGCATGCTGAATCGCATCGGACAGACGGTGCGCGTGGAGATGGGTATCGCCGGCGGTGAGCAGAACAGCGAGATGGGCGAACAGATGTTGGCGGGCGACGCCATCGTCAGCGACATCCAGGTGGAAGCTCAGAACCAAGCCGAGTCGACCTACACCATCACACTGACGGGCAAGAAGGATATGCTAACCGACATCCGTCTGTTGGCATCGGGAAGCGGACACTATCTGCGCAGCGCCGACACCAACTATCTGGCCGCTGCCCATGAGTAAAACTAAAAAGGAAAAAGAAACTATGAAAGAATCAAGAAATGTTGCAATCGTGCACTACAACACGCCCGAACTGACCGAGGCGGCAATCCTGAGCCTGCGCAAGCATGGGGGCGAGGATTATCGCGTGGTAGTGTTTGATAACTCCGACGTGCGCCCATTCAACAAGCGCATGGAAGGCGTGCAGATTATCGACAACACCGAGGGACAGATCATCGACTTCGACAAGGAGCTGGAGGCATTCCCCCACAAGTTCGG